CCTTGCGCTCTTTTACAAGCAGGCCCAGAACCGGTCTGCCCTTCAGTACACGATCGGGGTGGTCATCGCGTGCCTCGTGCTAAGCCTCATCATGTCAGCGACCAGCGGGTACGCCACCGGCGGAACGGCGAAGCCCAATCCAAAGCCCTATGGCCCCTAGAAGAACTATTAGAAAAATCCATTTTGGAAATCCCTTTTTGGGAGGGGGCATCGCGTCCTCCACAGCCCTCTGAATCTTTTTGAGCAGGACAGTGTCAGCCGGTTCTTCGGTTTCTTTTTGTGGCACCTCCCTAGGATCCATACAATGAAACCTGAGCAGGAATGAGTTTGTGTCCATGCCGTTGAAGTTTACAAGCTGTCCATCCTTGTTCAGCCACTGGACCGTAAGGCGAGACACCGAGTCTATAGGCTGATCAAAGTCAATGCCCATCGCATAGTCGCTCGTCTCTTTGAACGTCTTGAACTGCCCAGACATGACGTCCAGAGGAATCGCGGCAAACGTTGTAGCTATGGTCGCCCCGTAGGTCTCGCCGGTCAGGGTCCGGGAGTCCACGAACCTGCGGTTGCGCAACTCGGCAATATCCAGGAAGACAAACTCCTCCGTGACGAGGTTCACGACGTTCACGGACACGTTGCCAGTCACGAGTCCAAAGGCTGCCTGGGTGTCTGTGGACACCGCAGTCACATTGGCCGAGAACACGAACGTTCCCTGGTTCGGCTGGTAGGTCATCTGTATGCCGCTCAGGCCTGACACAGTCGTAGCAAGCCCCGTGGCAGAGTAAAACCCGGGTGGTATCACGTAGGTGTTTCCAGTTGTCTCGAACACACCCTGGGTGATGTTATAAAGGCTGTTTGGAATCTTGGCAGCGACAAGATCAACCCGCGTCACATTCTTTATCGGGGTTGTCAGGGTAAGTACAAACGAGTTGCCGCTGGTTCCAGTCGGCCTGTTGCGCGAATCGGCGTAGACGTAGAAGAAAGACATACTGTTACGTCGAAAAAAAAAGTGCTCATATTAATGAACGTGCCGTTTCGTTTCAGCTTCCCGACATACCCTTTGCCGGAACGCGTTGAAAACCTGACCAAGGAAAATCTAGCCGGACTCGATTACATGCTGCGGCTCGGTCATCCACATGTCTTTACGGGTGGACCTTACAGAATGTTCTTCGGGCCTGACTATGTTCCCCGTGGGACAGTCGAGGGTCTTCGTAGAAATCTCGTGTCCAATTTGATCAGACGACCAGGCAAATCGGGCAAGTCTTTTTACGAAGCGTTCTCGGGTCCCGCCAAGAACCTCATGGAGCGGACCCGTCAGCGGCGAGCCCGGAGAGGAATCGAGCCGACCAATGCGTCGACCCGTCAGCTCATGGCGGAGAAACTAGCTAGGGAAATAGTGATACGAGCTCTAGCAAAGCGTTACCGTCAAAAGTACGGCAACAGCCTAGCGAACAAAATGGCGAAGCTTAGTTTGAAAGAAGGGAACCGCCGATCCCGTTCGTGATGGCGTACTCGTGACCGAGCTTGTGCACCACGGCCTGATCGCCGCACCAGCCGCCGGCATCCTCGCCGGTGTAATACGCGCCGTTCGCCAGGCCCGGGACGCAGTCTGGAGACTCCTTGGTCATCCAGCTCGAGGGCTGAGCATCACCCTGATCGGTCTGGATGTCAGCGTAGCCGCTCGACCGGCGCCACAGCAGGTAAACGAGGAAAGCGATGACTGCAATCAGAAGAAAGTTCGTCTTGGCCATTACTCTGGGCACACAAAAAAGTCGCGTTAAAGTCCTTCAGCAAAAGTAAATCATCCCAGTATGGATGAAGAGGAGGCTCTGCTCGCTGAGATTTCAGTCAAGCCGCCTGAGAAAAAGACTGTGACGTTCAAGCCGTTTGGCGGTGCACCCGCGCACACTGAGACGCCCGATGTCGGCGCATTTGTAAACACCTCGAAGATGGGGCGTCAGGTTCCCATCATGGAGGAGCAGGAGTTTGAAGAAGAGGCGCAGCCACAGGAGCAGTGGGAGGAGGTCAAGCCGTCAGAGGGTTTCAGAACCATCGAGGAGGAGAAGGCTGACCTGATCAACAAACTCAATCGTCTCCAGAAAAAGGGATTCAACCCAGGTCGCAAGTACGGGCCGCAGAGCGACATCGAGGAGCTACGCACTGAGTACCACCGGATCATGTACTCGATAGAGGCTGATCAGTCAGTCAAGTTCCAGCGGCGGATCCTGATGGCGTGCGTGACTGGTATCGAGTTTCTGAACAAGCGGTACGATCCGTTTGACGTCAAGCTCGACGGGTGGTCCGAGTCCATGATGGAGAACATCGAGGACTATGACACGGTCTTTGAGGAGCTATACGCCAAGTACCGCAACAAGGTGGCGGTGGCTCCTGAGATTAAGCTCATCATGATGGTTGGCGGCTCAGCCATGATGTTCCACCTGACCAACTCGATGTTCAAGGCGGCTGTGCCGAACATGAACGACATCCTGAAGCAGAACCCGAACCTGGTACAGGACATGATGCAGGCGGTTCAGGGTGCTCAGCAGCGGTCTGGTCCAGGGACCGGGACCGCCACTGACGGTCGTCGCGAGATGCGCGGACCAGGGATCGACATGGCTCAGATGATTCCACCAGGGCTTCTGAGCAATCCAGTGAGCTCTAGACCACCACCGCCAAGCGTTTCAGATGACCTCTCCGATCTCGTGTCCACAGAGAGCGGGGATGTCAAGGACATTACAGTAAGTGGTGGCAAGAAGCGGCGCCGTCAGAAGAAGGCGGAGATTGTGATCTAGAGGACCGGGGCCAGGTTCTTTTCACAGCTCTATATAAATGGTGCCTTATTGCGAACTGGAAATGGAAAGGCCGCCTCAGAGGTGGCAACCTCCGCAGCCACAGCAAATTAACATGAGTCACTTTCTGATCGTCTACATCATTGCGATTGTATTCCTGACTCTCTAGAGAAGACAGCCGGATCCCGGGAAGCGAAACCCCATTTTTAGGTAGTGACCCTTGCGCTTCGAAAACATGGCGAAGAACACGTTCCAGTGGTCCACGATGTCAATGACCAACGGAGAGTTCCCCTTGGACCTGAGTATTCTCCCCGACGCCTGGACAATGTCCGACTTTGGCGTCGCGAAGATTACAGTGTCGAGCTTTGGAATGTCCAGTCCTTCCTGGGCCAGCGAAAATGTCGCCACGATGAGCTTTTTTGTGGCAGCCTCCTCAAGCGCTTCGCGGGCAAGGCCACCTATGTAAAGTCCAGCCTCTGGGAACTCATTCAAAAAAAAGTGACAGTGCTCTCTGCGATCCGTGAGCACGAGTATGTTTCTCGGCGTTTTCAACAGTTCCCTGATCGTGTCAGTCAGGAGCTTGTTACGCTCTGGAATTCTCGTAAGGTCCGTGATTGCCGTCGGCAAATCCTTGGGCGGGTCCGGGAACGGACCGGCGTAGACGACCGGTTGAACGATGACGTCCGTAGAGTTTCTGGTGGTCTGGAAGAGCATCGGACCAAGGAACCAGTGCAGGAGCCTAGTGAGTCCGTCCTTGCGCTCGGGCGTCGCCGAAAGACCAAGGGTCCACTTGGGGCACAGCTTGAACATCGTCTGTGAAAACACCTTGGCGCATACGTGGTGAGCCTCGTCCACGACCAGGAGCCCGATGGACTCGAACGCCTTTGGCGGGTGTTCGCGACTGCAGAGAGTCTGAATCATGCAAATGACAAAGTCGTGCTCAATTTCGTGCACGTCACCCTGGACACGCCCGATGGATGCACCCGGACAGAACCTGCGTATGTTCTCGACCCACTGGTCCGCGAGAAACTCCTTGTGTACCACGATCATGGTTCGGGTCTTCAACATGGCGGCGACCGCGAGTCCGACGATCGATTTGCCGTAGCCGCATGGTAGGCTGATGACTCCGCCAGAGCCTTGAAATGCTGCGACCGCTGTCTTCTGGCACAGGTCTTCTCGTAGCTGGCCAACGAACTGGACATTCGTCCGAGTTGGCTCAGCACGTCGATCAACCGGAGATTGGCCGAGGCGATCTTTGCCAAAATACTGAGGGACGCAAAGGTGTCTCTCGGTTGCTCGAAAGACTTTGAAAGAAGGAGGCGGTGGTCTACCGGGTTCGAAATTGGGTCTGACAGTAAGAATTCTTCGTAAGTCAGGATTCGCATCCGTCACGTACCCTGATGCTGTCAGCATATATTTTTAGGTTCTGAAAGTTCTAAGGGGCCATGCCATCAGCTTAGGGGCCCTACGGACCCCCAAAGACGCTCTACTTCAGCAGGAACTGCTTGGCAAAGTAAAAGATGACGGCAACCACGAGGGCCATGACAGCCATGCCCGTCATTGAAATCTTGCCCGAGTCCGAGTAAAACTGGGGCAGGCTCGAGGCCAGCTTGGACTGAACAGCCTCCGAGGTGCCCAGGACGCCCGCCAGACCGGCAATCAGAGCCTCAACCTGCTTGTAGTTTAGGCCCAGTGGGTACTTCTTGGCCCACTTGGGAACCGGCCCCTGCGTCCCGGGTGCGTCCGAGCTGATGTTCATCTGAGGTGCGTCCTTGTCCATAATGTCCTGAATGGAGGTGGAAAACTCTGCCATTTGTTCTTTATCGGGAAAAGAATCTGCGGGGAAATGGTGGTCATTTCCTCGCTCCTGGCCCTCCGCTTGGATGATCGTTGCACCGGCCAGTTCGTCGTTCATGTTCATTTGCTCCATACATGGAGCTTGAATTTTTTAGGGGCTCGGGTTCCGCGGACCACACTCTAGACCCTCTTCACAATGAGCCCAGGTCCCTTTTTCTTGAGATCCGGCTGCGCAGACTTTTGAAAGTGCTTCGGGTTGTAGTTCTTTTGGTGAAAGTTCCAGAACGCCTGGGACCCGATCCGGAACGGCGGCCTGATGTCAGCCTTGTACCAGAATACACACTCGTCTATGTTGTTAGACTTGCTCGTGTTGTCCAGGACCAGGCAGCCGTAATTCTCGGTGCACGCGTCCATCACCTCCTGAAACATGTGAAAGGTGGGAAAGACACCGAAAAAGCTCTTGTACAGACGGTCGCGGTTGTTGATGACGTTTTCCCTCAGGATGAACACGTAGTCTACGTTCGTGCGGAGCGACGGAGGAAGGTCCATGCAGTACTGGGCAGTCAGGACGAAGAAGATTTTCCAGTGTCGCCCGTTCATAAAGAGCTGTCGGATGCACTCATCCTTGGTGAAGCTTCGATCGTACATGCAGTCGTCCATGAGCACAAACACGGGGTCGACCCGGCCGTTGCGCATCAGGCGATCCTTTTGCGCCTGGATGACTCGTTCGAGAACGTCGCGGTTGTAGCTCGTGTGCACAAACAGGTCCGGTACGTACTTGCCGTAGAAGTGGTTACCCTCCTCGGTCGCAGACATGACGATTCCGGTGGGAATGCCTCGCTTGTGATACATAATGTCCATCACAAGGGTCGACTTGCCTGTACCACGCTTGCCAATAAAAAGGCAAACCTTGTCATTTCCCATTTTACTCGGGTCAAACTTCTTCAGCTGTAGCACCTTGCTCATACTTTCGAGTGTCAAAAATGTCTCGGATATTTTACGTACAACCTAATAGAATGGCGGGTCGAGTACAGCTCGCCGCCAAAGGACTGCAAGACGAGTTTCTCACAGGAAATCCAACGACGAGCTCTTTTAGGGTCATTTTGAAAAAGCACACACCATATCTCACCATCTCGAGAGAGGTTCCGTTCAAGGACACCGGAACAGCCTTTGGAACCTCGCAGATTTGTGACATTTCCGGAGCCGGTGACCTCGTGAGGTCCGTGACTCTTCGGATCACCTTGCCGGCCCTGGCGTCAGTGGCAGGCACGGGGCTCGTGTATCCCGACCCTATCCAGAGTCCTAGGTTCTGGTACATCGATTCGAATGGATTCCCTTTTGTGAGCTACTTTGGGCGCAACCTCAAGACGTACTTTTCGCAGCTCGACGCAAACTGGCTTCCGAGCGTCGTGAGCCTCGGACCGGAGAGCTTTCAGTTCTCGGAAGGAGGAATTGCCCCGGCCTGGATCGGGTTCACGGATCTTTCGCATGCACTATTCTGGGGATTCAAGAACTACCAACAGGTGCAGCAGATTCAGGGCCTTGGTCAGGTTTATCTTTGGGCATTCACCGGAGCTTCCGAGCTCACATACTATGCGAGTGGCTGGTCCCTCGCAAACTCAAACTCTTTCGAGACATATCCAGCATCGTCCGCCCTCGATCTCATCCAGACGGTCGAGCTTTACATCGGTGGTCAACTCGTAGAGACGATACCCAACCAGTATCTTCAAATAATAAATGACCTGGACGTGCCGAACGAACAGCAAGCGAGCCTGTCCAACCTGTATCAGCTTCCGGTCATCAGCACATCAGACGCGGACGTGTACCTCAAGGTGCCTTTTTCGTTCGACGCACTGCCTGTGTGTGCTCTGCAGCATCAAACGGTTGAAATTCTCGTGAACATTGCTCCGTTTTCAGTCGTGCAGCAGCCTGCTCTAGGGAACTTTACATTGACACAGGGACCACCAACAGGTGCGGTCTTTTGCCAAGGATCGGATTACACGCTGTACAATTCGAATGTCCAGCAATACACTAATGGGGTGCTCGTAGGAAGTTATCCGGTTACCGGTGCCACCATCATAGGAACAGACAACTCGAACGTCTACACCATAGGTGGTTCAAATATCTGGCAGGGAACGCAAGTTTACAATCTGGGTGTGTCCCAAATTCCCAAAGTAACCGCTATGGCTTTATTGGGAACCAAGCTATGGGTGTTTACCGATCGCACGGTTCAGGTTTCTGGTACGGCATCGTGGAACCCCACGGGCTACCCGTTTCCTGGTGCCTACTTGGCATCCGCTTGGAACTCATTCGTCATCGCAGCTATTCCCACCGGAATTGCAATCATGTCCAGTCCGTCGAGCTACCAGGTGTACCAGACGCCCTGGGGACCTCCGCTCTTTCTGAACCAAAACTACTACGTGACCGCAAATGCACTCGTCGAGTTCTCTGAAACGTGGAACTACGTAGGGCCTGTCTCAAACGCCACAGCTATGACTGTGAATGGCTCGAGCGTTTATGTATTTTCAGGTTCTTCTTACAGTGTTTTCAGTGGTCTTTCCGTAACCAACGGAACTCTTCCGTTGTCTGTTAACTGCGCAGCAACCGCCGTTTCCAATGTGTATGTCGGTGGCCCGAGCGGTGTGTACAAGCTCGGTGGATCAAGGATACTCACAAGGCCTGCTTTGTACCTCACTAATTACGACAACTACCTGGCTGTAATGGATCGGACATCACTGGTTACGACATATTTGGTAACAAACGGCTCGACATCAAGCTATAATGACCTGACCGGCCCAAAGATCACAGCCTCAAAGTACTACTCGACACCGTCTGTTCACCAAATATCCGTTGTGCCCGGTGGATCCATTCCAACCGTGACATTTACAGAATCGAAATGGAGTCAGTGCTTTTTCGATGGACAGTACGTTTACACGTTCGCTTCGAATGTCTACATTTACGACACATTTGGATCGTTCAGCGACCCGGACAGCCACATGAGATTTCCGTTTTCTGCCAACGTACAATCTGTAAGTTTCGACGGACAGTTTGTTACTACATTCTCCTCTGGACTCATCGGATCCGTGAATCCCACGAATTTCGATATTACGTACTACACGAGTACACTGCGGGGCAACCTTACAGTGGCAACGGACTCCCTGGTTGCATCTGACTCCGGTATCATGTACAACATCGGTCAGAGGTCCCAGAGTATAACCAGTCTATCGATACAGCCGAGCATAGGGAGTTACACAGACGGTGCCTATGTGTACGCCTTTGCGAGTAACCTCGTGGCAAACGGCTATGTTCAGTACTCTCCATTGATTGGGTCAACCGTTGTCACGAGCCCATTTTCCAGTTGTCTGGGGGTGTTTTTCAAGGTTATTGAGTACCTTGGTTATGTTTATCTGGTCAGCCGGACAAGTCTAGTGGTATACAACCCGACATCCACAACTGTTCTTCGTACAGTACAAGCCACCACAGCTGGATTTTCAAATGCGGTTGTCGTTGCCAATGGTTCGATGTACCTGTTTCCAGGTCCTCAAACTAACAGAACTGTCACTGTCGTAGGACTAGCTGACCCATGGCCAGTGAGCTATATTTCACCACCGAGCATGTATGACACATACACGACTGCGTGCTACGACGGCACAAACATTTACGTGTCAAATGGCACGGCAGTCTACACCATGAACCCAAACGGTGACTATTTCGCACAAACTTCCGTCTGGAAACCATTTTTTCGAAACTTTGGATACCTGGCACGCAACTACTCAGGAAACATATATAGCGTGACTTCATCTGACATTTATGTCGCACCCAGCGACGTATACCCTGCAAACTTTAGCAGTGTTCCACTCATGTCGCGCCAGGACATTTACTTTTTGGACGGTTCGAACCTGTACACTGGCCTTAGTAGCTCTAGTACCTCACTGCCCGTGTCGGGTAAGAATCCAGTGGACATGAATGCAACCGGCTCAAACGTATGGGTGTCATGGAGCGACGGAACCCTCGGGCGCCTGGACACAACTGCACCGAGTCCGCTGTACTACTCGGCAAGTGCATATTTGCCTTCGGGTACTATAAACGCCACTACTTACTTCAACGGTAATGTGTTTGCACTGGTAAATGGCAGTAATCTCGTGGACATTGGTGCACAGAGCACTCTGCATCTCACCGGTACATTCGCGGATCTCGCGGTGTTTCAAAGCAATCTGTACGTATTGCCTTATGACATTGGCCTGGGGAACGTCTATTGCAATGGAACTTATTTCAGCCACGGTGTTTCATACGGTGGATATGGCGGAAAGCTCGTAACTACTGCGGGTATTTACATGTACACTCACCGTGCACCGATTGGCCTCACGGAACTGGTTACATTCGGATCTGTTGTAGTAACTAATGGTTTTGCCGGGGAGAATTCGGCATTGTACATTTACGGTTCGAATGTATGGGCTGTTCCGTCTTCCGGAAACACGTTCACATGTTACTTTGAGGCCTCGAACAACTTTGCAAACTCTGACAGTCCGTATACCCAGACAGTCACAGGGGCCCTGGCGGCGTACAAGGACTGGTACGTTACCTCGACCGGCTACTCCAATGTTACAGTGACCTTTGCACAAACCGGTCTCATACCGATGTTCGCCGGTCCGTGGCTGTGTAAGAGTGACGGAACGCTCTTCGTGAATGTGGACACGGGTTCCAATGTGGTGTCCCAATCCTTTGGAATATTCGACAAGGCTTTCCTGGCTGGCAACGTCTATCTGGCAAACACGGCGACAGGTGCTCTCCAGATTTTCAACGGCACGAGCTCCGCGAGTGCGACCACTGTTCCGGGAGCCGTGGCGATCGCAGAGTCTGAGTACGGGACGTTTGTCTCGAACGGCACGGTCATTAATGTCGTCGGGCGTGGTACAGTGCCCTTGGCGACGGGCACGGCAGTTGCGAGCAGTTTGACCGCCGACGGGTCAGTCATATTCGCAGGATCGAACATTTGGCTCGTGACTCCGGGTATTTCGAATGTGTACTCGGTTCCGAACCAGTTCTCATGTGTATTCGTCTACGGGGGATACTCGTACTTTGCACCGAGCAATGGAACTTGGCTTGCACAGGTCTCTCAGAGTACAACAGTTGATTCGCTGGTTGTAAAATACTACAAACCAAGCTCAACCGCTGGAAATATTACAATAGGTCTAGACAATGCCGGGAAGATTGAATTCACTCTGATGGCATCTTCAGCCTATGGCTATTATACGTACGACCCGAGTGTACCTTTTGACAGTTCGACCGGGTGGACTTATAGTATCCAATCTCAAACTAATCAGTTTTCCTTTTCATCCGTTTCAGGTACAGCGTGTTATTTTTACCCAGGCCGTACGGTGTTGCCAATAGGTGCACTGTACGTTAGCCCTTATTCCTATTTTACATGCCCGGTGTTTCTGTACAATCCGGTTTCGACCTTGGCTGGAAACACGCTCTGGATATACTCCCAGAGCAACCTGGTCACTTTCACCATGGACACGCGAGTGTTCACCGTGACCAATTGGCCTTATGGAGGAGTGGAATTTGCAACCACGATCAACTCGAATGTCGTGGCGATTGAAAGTTCAAACGTGACTGTGAACGGATCGAGATACTATTTTCAGAATGCATATTTAATCACCGGTACGTGTTTTGACGGCAGGTTTATCAATATAATTACTAACGGTTCAAATATATGGACCTTTGACACGACAAACTGGGCGTGGGGGCCAACCAAGGGTCCGTCCTACATGATCATGCAAAACGCAGGAACCCAGATTTACACTGGATCAAACGTGCTAAGCTTTTCACCTAGACCTTACATCGAAACCTCGTGGTCCGTACCGTTGACAGGTCTCATAGGAACCTACGCGGTAGAGGGATCAAACCTCGTAAACTTTACAACTGGCACTGTTCTGGCAAATGGTCTGACCCCACTGGTCGACTCGCTGTTCAATAACGACAATCTGGTAATGCTCGGTTCACAACTTTACATTTTTAACATTTCGACTGGGTCATTGACCTCTATCGAAGTTCCCGAGTCTTTCGAGCTCGCCACGGACGGCATCAACTACTATACTGCGAGTTCTACCGGAGTGACCAAGGTGTACTCAGACTACTCGACTTCAACTGCCAACGTATTTTCAAACGCAACATACCTGTATACACAATCAGGATCTGTTGTCGTGGGCAATCTCACATCGTACGTTTCATTCTCGCAATTCGCGAGTGTCTCTGGTCTGTACAACATGATTCTGCCGTACACGTTTACAAACATGGGTGCTACGGGTCCCACAGGCCCAACGAGCATCACTTACGGAGCAAGTACACCCGGTTACGGAACAGCATACGTCCTGACGCTGACTGCCGGAATACAGTACTGGACAGTACCATTCAACGGAATATTCACAATTACAGCCGCTGGTGCATCTTCAGTAGGCCTGGGAGCCGTCGTGTCCAACTCTTTTACGTTGACCCAGGGTCAGGTTGTTTCAATTCTCGTAGGTCAACAGTCTGGGGCACTCGGTGCCGGTGGTACTTTCGTAGCCGTGGGAACTACTCCATTGATCGTGGCTGGTGGAGGAGGCACTGTCAGCAACGCAGTATTTGGAATTGGAACGCAGGGCAATTCTGGTGCCGGATTCTCGACCGACGGACCTTCGACGAATTCGTTTCTGCACGGCGGGCAGGGCGGTGGTGGGTTCGGCGGAGGCGGAATCACCACGACAGGTGGGCTGTACAGCTTCGGATCGTTCACATTCACCGGTACCACGGGTCCAACAGGACCGAGCCTGAGCCAGATGCGATCGACCGTTCCTTCCGCATGGCAATCCTACGTGAATTCGGGTACATTTTCTTATGGCACATGGTCGCAGAATTCGAGCGGGGGTATTTGGCTCTGGACTGTTCCTGTGACCGGAACGTACTCATTTACAGTCGCCGGCGCAGGCATGACCAATCCATACTCTGTGAACTCGGTCCAAACATCCTACGGGTTTGTTCTAACAGACTCGGTGGCTTTGACCCAGGGTCACCAGATCGCTATGCTCGTGGGGCAGTCTGGATCACTTTCTGGAGCAGTTTCGGGTGGATGCGGCGGATCTTTTGTGTACAATCTGACAACTTCGACGCTTCTCTTTGTGTCGGG